TTCTTATCATCATGTTTCTTTTCTTTTTACCAGAAACTCCATCCACAGCCTTTTTTAAATCTGGAGAACCCTCAATAAAAGTATTTTCTAACCAACGTCTAAACTTGGTTTTGCCTCCTCTAGATTGGTCTCCTCCTATAGTTTTATGTTTAAAGATTATTTGTTTTGCTGACTGATAATTTTCATCCGTAACTTCATCCTCGTCATACCCTTCTTCATTGTCTACTGGCTCTGCTCCTACTGGTATTCCATATTTTTCTATGTCTCCTTTTGACTTTAATTGTTCTATAATTTTTTTATATCCAGGATTTGATTGCATTACTCTTTCTCTTGCTCTTCTTATTCTTTGCCCCCTTTCTCTTGCTGATTCTGCTTCTTCTGAATTCATTTCATAATAAGTTGATTTAACAGTTTCAATTACTAAATCAGTTAGTTTGGTCATCTTACAACGAAAGTTTCTCTTCTGTCTGCAACAGTTCTGTCAATGTCCTCTTGCCATTTCTGTATTGATGTCTGCATATTGATTCCGTTTCCACCCATTGGCAACTTGTCCATTCTAAAACTAGTATTGATAATTTCAATTGCAACCATCTTGATAACGGTGTCAGTGATATCCTCTGGAACTACAGTGTCTCCGTATCTGTAGGTAACTCTGACTCTGTGTTTTCTGAGAATTGAAAATATAAAACCTCTTAAAAATAATTTACCATGAGTCTGCTCAATATTCCACCAACTATTATTTCCTAAAATATCAGAATAAGTATCCTGTGAACCCTGCCAGATTTCTATCTTGTCTCCTGATGATCCGTTCAAGTCTTTGATTCTTCTGTGTTGTAAAAATACTGGAGTACCCCAGCCAAAAGTATAAACTAATGGAAGGTCATGAATCTCATCTGTAATGGTTCTTTCTGTCCATGCGTGACCTATTCTTCTTTCGATTTCTGCTTCTTTCCTATTGATAAGTTTCTCGACCTGAGTCTTGTTTGGAGTAGTAGTAGCAGTGATGGGAACACGTAGAAAATCAGATACATCTTGAACAGTACAATATGTAACAACCATGCTTAAATAGTATGTCCTTATCTTTTAAAGTTTTGCGTTCTACTCGTATAACACAACTATTTCGCCAGTACTGCCAGATGCCACTACTATTCTTAAACCTGTACTAAATGGTGTATTAATCATAGCGGCTGAATTGCCTGCATTTGCTGTGAATGAGAACTTTGCTGTGCTTCCTGTGGTATTATCTATTATTGAAAACACTCTATCCCCTGCGGTTGTGGTATAAACTGACTTTACTATACAGTGACCTGTCTTGGCTTGAACGGTTGCAGAGTTAACTACTGCCAGTTGACTAATCTTGCCTACCATGGTTTAGGTAATATATCTATACTTATAAAGTTTTGTGAATAAAAAAAGGGGTTAGAAACCTGTTACACGAACGCGAATAGTCATACTATTCACTGCTGTGTCAGCGTTATCTAGCTCTTCAAGTGCAACTACTGTACTTGTAGAACTTGTTGGGGTATGACCATAAGCTTTAAATTTTCCTGTGGCAGCTGCTCCGCCTGCGGCTGGAGCATATTGTAAAAGTAGACCTTTGTTGCAATGAAGTACTTCTGCTCCAATTACACTTGAGATTCTACCGCCCATAGAAAGGTCGACAGTATTACCGTTTGTTGCGTAGTTGTCTGATCCACCAAAAGTGACGTCGACAATTGCAGTTCTTAACTTTGAAGTTAATTGTGACTGCACGGTTAAAGTCTTTCCTGTAAGATTCTTATGATCTTGATTCTGTGCGACTGTGATAGCCATATTATTATCTGAATATACTTATATATAAAGATAGGTTACCAGAAACTTCCCTTGTCAGAACAGTCTAGATGAGCCCCACAATTTGGGCATATCAGATGACAGGCTGTCATCTTTTTCATCTTTGTGTAGCAACGTGGACATTCCATAATCGAAAAAATAAAAAAGATTCGGCTAGTCTTAGAGTTTAATGTCTCTAATTTTACCTTGGGATTTAAAGTGACGACAAACGGTTTCTCCCATTGTTCTGAATAGACCTTTCTCAACAAATGCATTGTTGATGAATGGGTATCCTGGGGATCTTCGTGTTGCTTCGTAGTATTCAGTTGGAATTGCGACTTGAATTCCTAATCTTGGATAACCATATCCTTCTGAGTCAGATGTATCCAATGCGAATAATCTTCCGACTTCTTCTGAGTCGTCAGCATCACTTGGTGCATCTTTACTTGGAATGAATGGGATTCCATATAATGAATCTACGTGTAGACCTACTCCTGTGCCTTCAAAGGTCTTAATTCCGTTCACATCGATTTGAACTACTTGTTCTCCGTAAGGGTTCTTTACACGGACTTGAGGTGTGTAAATACCTTGGATTTCGCTGTAAACTTCGTGGGAACCTAAGAGTACGTTAGGATCTTTACCACCTGCAATTCTTATTTTACGTAAGAATGTTCTGATAGTATCGTCGGTCAAAACACCATTAGTTCCGATTGTACCGCTTGCAGATTCAACGGTGGAATCATAAGTGGTTCCAGCATCTCTATCTACAGTTGCGTTAGCTGCCCATGGATCATAGTAACCAGTTGTTGAACCTCCGAGTGCATCTTCTTCAGCATCACTTGAAATGATTCTGTCGAGACTCTCAAAGTCACTAGTACCTGCAAAGGTACCTGAACCTGTTACTGTTCCTTCGACATCAGCCAATAGTGCTCTGTTGAGGAGCTCTTTGTGCTGAACTGCCATATACAGTCTTAAACTACCTAATCCGCCCCAAATATCATCTTTGGAGTGAGTTGACAACCATTCCATAACTTCAGATGCTGAGAAGACTAAAGACATTGTCTTTGGTCTAACATCTAATTCTGCCACAGTTGGCAAAATTTCGTCTGGAATTGTTCCACCTTCTGCGACACCACCTAAGGATGTGTTACCTTGTGCTGTATCTACAGTTGGTTTTGCAGTTATAACCCTCCAACCAGATTTATCCCATGGGTATTTTGGGAGAATACCAAATGCATTGGCTTCAAGGTTGAGTTGAGCCCATGCGTATGCTCCGAAAATAGCATTGAATACGCCTGCTGTTGATGTTGTGACTGGACTGTCTGCTTTTCTAAGGAAGTTACGGTTATATCCGTAATACTGTGCCTCTAATTCGTCAATTGTTTTAATTGAAGGATTGGACATTAGTAATATACCTCCTCTTCGGTACCAAATTTACCAGACAAGATTTCTCTTGCTAATACATCCATGTATTGATTACCTCTAGATCTAGCGGCTTTCAAAACTGGGTTCAATGCTGAGCCTTGGCTTGACACTGATTTGGTTACATTTGCAGTTGGTCTAGGTGTTTCTGTTGTAAAGCTTTGTGCTTCAGGCAAAACGGATTTCTCTTGCATAGAGAGATTTCCTTTGTCAGACTCTGGTTTCTTATCTCCAGTCTTATCATCGTGCAATCCAGCTTGGATTGAGTTACTTTGATAGGTGTCTGGAGTCTTTACCTCTGCACCAATGTCATCTTTATCAGAGACTTTTGGGGTCAAAGGAAGATCAGTCGGAGTCTCGAGTGCTTTAATTCTGCTGTCTAATGCTTTTACAGTATCAGAAACTGATTGAACTGCTTCTGCTGTTGCTTTCATAGAGACTGCTAAAGAATCAAGAACTGCTTTGTTTTTGTCTTCTGCTTCTTCTTTATCGTCGGCTTCTGCTTTTTTCTCTTCTTGAGGTTTTTCCTCAACTAGAGATTCAGCTTTGTCATGCTCTTGTGAGCAATTACATTCTTCTGCCATGTATTAAGATTACGTGTTATTTAGTTTATATAGTTTTTGTTTTGCCACATTTGGAACATTTGTTGCACTTGCTACACTTCATAGATGATGGTCTGTCCTGTGTAATGTTTCCAGGCTTTTTGAGCCTGTCAGGGTTTCCTAATGTTTCTGCACTTACTCCTGTATCTTCTTTCTTTTCTTCTGATATTTGTGCTGATTCT